ATGGAAGTGGAATTGCAGGTTTAGATAGCAAAGCCGATTTTCAAGAACTAAATTTGAAGCCACTAACACTAGACAAAGATCAACTAAGCTTTGTAAATTATAATATTTTTGATTATTTTGGTATCTCTGAAAATATTATAAAAAGTAAATTTGACGATATAGAATGGAATGCTTTTTATGAGGCGGTGATTGAACCACTGTCAATACAAATGAGCAATGCTTTTACGATAAAAATATTTGGGAAAGAAAGTATAAAAAGTGGACATCAAATAATTTTTGATGTTAACAGAATAAAATATGCAAAAACAGAAACAAAAATAAATCTATTAAAAGAAACAGCAATATTAGGATTATACACAATAGATGAAGCAAGAGAAATATTAGACCTTCCGGCAATAGGCGGAGAAGAAGGAAAGAAAAGATTGCAAACATTAAATGTAATAAATCAGGAGATAGCAGACCAATATCAAGGAGGTGGAAAAGATGGAAAAGAGAACACAGGAAATAAGAATGACGGAAATGAGAGCGATACAGAATGAAGAAAATAAAATGATAATAGAAGGATATGCAGTAGTCTTTGACAGTCCAAGTCATCCAATTTATGGAGAATGGATAGAATATGTAGATAGGAATGCTTTTAATGGTTGCGACATGAAAGACGTAGTATTAAGATATAATCATAAAGACAGTTTTCCAATCATGGCAAGAACTAAAAATCAAAGTTTGCAATTAGTTGTAGATGACAGAGGTTTAAGAATTACAGCAGAGTTAATTGATACAATAAATAATAGAGATTTATATAAATCTATCAAAGAAGGACTAGTAGACAAAATGTCGTTTAGATTTTCGGTATCAAAAAATGATTGGGATTATTCTACTACACCAACAACTAGAAAGATATTACAATTTGATAAGATTTTTGATGTATCTATTGTTGACGAACCAGCATATGAAGCAACAGAAGTATATGCAAGAAGCAAAGAAGAAATACAAGAAGAAAAAAGAAAATATGAAGAACAAAAATTAGAATTTGAAAAAGAAAAACTTAAAATATTATTAAGTATATAAATCCGACAAAGACATTCCGAGAGGGAGTGTCTTTTTTGCGAGAGGCAAAATAGGAATTTTATAGAACAACGAGAGGTTGTAGAAAACAAAAAATGGGAGGATTTAAAATGAACGAAGAAAAGAAAAAGGAATTACTAGAAAAAATTGAGAAAGCAAAAGACATGGAGGAACTAAGAAATTTACAAGCTGAATTAGACACACTAAAAGAGGAAGAAAAAAAGGAAGAAGAGGAAAAACAAAAAGTGGAAGAAGAAAGAGCTTTATTAAGAAAAAATATTGAAGAAAGCAATGTAAAAGAAAAATCAGTGGAGGACAGAGGAATTGTTGGAGCTAAAAAAATTGAAAAACCAGGAGAGGAGAAAAGAAGCATGGAAGAAAATAACAAATTATTAGAAGAAAGAGGACAAGCTTTAAAAGATGGAAAAGCAATTAAAGTTTCTTATGAAGATAGAGCTGTAACGGTATCAAGTGGTTCTGTATTAGTAGAAAAAAAATACAAAAAAACAATAGATGAAACTTTCCAAGGAGTATCAGCATTAATTGATAATGTAAATTCAATTCAATTAGATGGTGGGGACTCATATTCAGTACCATTTGAAAAAGCATACGGAGAAGGGGATTATACAGCAGAAGGAGCAGAGTATACAGATGCAGAACCAGAAACAGATTATGTTGAAACTGGAAGAGCTAAAGTAACAGCTTATGCAGAAATAACAAAAGAATTAACTAAATTACCAAATGCTAATTATCAAGCATTAGTAATTAAAAGAGTAAAAGATGCTATAAGAAAGAAAATAAGTAAACAAATTATTGCTGGAGCAGGAACAAGCAATACTATTAAAGGTCTATACAATGCAGACGAAAAAGTATTACCAAAAGCTGAAGATACAGCAGATATTGCATTAGAGGCAATAAACGATGAAACATTAAATAAATTAGTATTTGCTTATGGGGGAGACGAATCAGTAGAGGGGGAACAAACTTTAATTCTAAGTAAAAAAGACTTAGAGGCATTTTCAATGATAAAAGACAAAATGGACAGATTTGTTTATAAAATTACAAGAAATGGACAAACAGGAAGAATTGCTTATGCTCAAGGGGGAGTAGATGTACCATATATTATAAATTCTGCTTGTAATTCGCTATCAAACAAAGAATTAGCTAAAGACACATTTACTATGGTTTATGGTTCTTTACCAAGTTTTGAAATGCCAGTATTCTCAGCATTAGAAATAGAAGAATCAAGAGATTATAAATTTAAACAAGGGATTATAGCTTACAGAGGGGATGTAATTTGTGGTGGTACAGTTGCAAAATACAAAGGATTTGTAAGAGTAAAAAAAGCAGAAGTAGGAGTCTAGATAAAACAAGGAGGACTATATGGAAAAATTAAAAAAAATAGCAAAACAATGCTTAAGTATAATTGAAACATCTACAATTAAAGATAGAGAAATAGAAATGCTAATAAAAGCAGGAATAGCAGATTTAAAAAGACAAGGAATAAATGCTTCTGAAGAAACAGAAGATAGTTTATTACAATCAGCTATTGTAATGTTTGTTAAATCTAATTTTGGAAACACAGACATAAAAGAAAAAGAATTAGCACAAAAAACATATAGTCTTCTTTGCAATAATTTAAGTTTAAGTTCAGAATACAAAATAAAGGAGGTAGATAGCAATGCGTGATGTGAGTTGCAAGTTGTTATCTACAACTTTAAAAACTAATAATATTGGAGTACAAAAAGAAGAAATCAAAGAGGTAGAAATTCCACTTATAAAAGTAGAAGATGTATATGCAAATGAGTTCTATAAAGCAAATGAACAAGGATACAAACCAAGCTTAAGACTAAGAATAAGCGCTTTGAACTACGACAATCAACCAGAATTGATTTATATGAACAAGACATATAATATCATTCGTACGCAAGAAATAACGGCTGATGAGTTAATATTGATTTGTGAGAGGAAAGTGAAAAATGTCAAAAGCAATAAAAATTGATTCTTTAGCAAAAGAAATAGCAAAAGCATTAGAAAGTTATGCAGATGATATTTCAGAAGTAGTTGAAGAAGTTTCAAACGAAGTAGGAAAAGAAGCAGTAGATGAAATAAAACAAACATCTCCCAAAAAACACGGAAACTACGCAAAAGGGTGGAAACTAAAAAAAGACAAATCAGGAAAAGGAAAATATTGTATAAAAATACACAATAAGACAAATTACCAACTAACACATCTACTTGAATTTGGACATGCTACTAGAAATGGCAAAAGAACGAAAGCTATTCCACACATTAGACCAATAGAACAGAAGTACTCTAAAAAATATGAACAAGAACTAAAAAGAAAAATAGGAGGTATGAAATGACACTAGCAGAATTAAAAACAAGATGTGAAGAAACGGGCTTTAAATATGCTTATGGACAATTTAAAAAAGAAGTAGAACCTCCACACTTAGTTGCCATAACAGTTGGAACAGACAACTTTATGGCAGACAACAAGGTTTACAAGAAAAAAACTCCAATTAAACTAGATTACACTTATATAGATAAAGATGAAAAAGAACAGAACAAATTAGAAGATGAGGTTCTAAGCGATGTGGCTTGGGACAAAACAGATGAAACTTACTTATCAGACGAAGAAGTCTGGCAAGTGAGTTATTTTTTTGAAATTTAAAAAAAGAAAGAAGGAAAAGAAATGGAAAACAAAGTTTTATATGGAATAAAAAATGTGCATATTGCAAAATTAACTGAAACTGACGGAACTATCACTTACGATAAGCCTTTCCCAATGCCAGGAGCAAGAGGATTTTCGCCAGACCCACAAGGAGAAGAATCACTATATTATGCAGATAATAAAATCTACTTTAGAAAAAGTTCAAACCAAGGATATCAAGGAGATTTAGTTATTGCGATGACACCAGAGGAATTTTTAACAAAAATACTAGGAAGAATCAAAGATAAAAACGGAGCAATAATTGAAAATGCAGACGATAAACAATCAAGATTTGCGTTAATGTTCGAAGGAGAAGGAGATGAGAGAGCAAGAAGATTTGTATATTGGGATTGTTCAGCTTCAAGACCATCAAGAGAACACAACACAAAAGAAGAATCAATTGAACCAGGCGAAGATACTTTGCCAATTACAATTGCACCACGCTCGACAGACAACGCAATAGGAACATATTTAGAAAAAACAGAAGAAAATCAAGCAGTTTATGATAGTTTTTTCGAAAAAGTTTATGAAAAAGACGCAGAAGCGAGCGTGTAGGAGGTAATTTATGAAAACGATAACAATTTGCGGCAAAGAACATGAAATTGATTGCAATGCACTAACTTATGTTAAATATAGAGAAAAATTTAAAAGAGGGATTTTTGACGATATAAAAATATTACAAAATTTTTTAAATAAACAAGTAATGCTTGTAAATGAATTAAAGAAAGAAAATCCAGAGCTAGATGATACTCTTATAATTTCTGATGTTAGATGATATAGATTTATTTGCAGAGGCGGCAACAAGAATAGCATACATTATGATACATACAGCAAATGAAAAAGTAGAAGAGTATGAAGAATGGTTAAGAAACATACCATCTTTAAAAACCAATGACGAATGGATTGCAGAGGTAACGGAATTTGCCGTAAGTTGCTTTTGTTGACAATGAGTTATATCAAAAAATAGAAAAAATAAGTAATAATACTACAAATTCTAAAGAAGAATATCCAGAACAAGAGTTTATTGCTTCTTGTTTGAGAATTGGATTAACTATAAAAGATTTAAAAGAAATTACTTATATAGAAACAATGAAAATATTATATTCAATGATAGATAAAAAAGAAAATAATAAGATGAGAAAAGCAACCCAAGCCGATTGGGATAGATTAATGTAAGAGGCTATTTTAAGCCTCTTATTTTGTTATAAGAGGTGGAAAGATGAGCAGTATCAAAGGAATTGTTGTAGAAATTCGGAGGAGACACAAGTAAGTTACAAAATGCATTAAAAAAAGTTAATTCTAGCACATCTAGTTTAAGCAAGGAATTAAGAGGAGTTAACTCTTTACTTAAGCTAGATCCGAAAAATACAGAACTAGTATCTCAAAAACAAACGATTTTAAAACAAAACATAGAACAAACATCTAAGAAACTTGAGGAATTAAGAAAAGCACAGGAAATGGCAAATAGCACTATTGCTAGTGGCGGAGAAATTTCTCAAGAAAATTATAGAAATTTGCAAAGAGAAATAATAAATACAGAAAGCAAGTTAAAACAATTGCAAGTAGAAGCTTCTAAGTGGACAACAGCAGGAAGAAGCATAGAAGAGTTTGGAAATAAAGTAAGTAATATATCTAATAAAATCGATAAGATGGGAACAACACTAACAACTAGATTAACATTACCAATCGCAGGAATGGTAACCACAGCAATAACTTCTATGGATGCAGTAGATGAGGGATTAGATACAATAGCAACAAAAACAGGAGCCACAGGAGCAGCAGCAAAAGAATTACAAGAAATTTTTAAGGAAGTAGCAAGTGAAGTACCAGGTGAATTTGGAGATATTGGAGCAGCTGTTGGAGAAATAAATACAAGATTAGATTTTACAGGTGATAAATTAAAGACAGCTTCTGTAGAATTTCTTAAATTTGCAAAAGTAAATGGAACAGATGTAAATACTTCAGTGCAATTAGTAACAAGAGCAATGGGAGATGCAGGAATAAAAGCAGATGACTACGCTAGTTTACTAGATATGCTAACTGTAGCAGGACAAAAAAGTGGTATTTCGATAGATGCTCTTACTACAAATCTTGCTAAATACGGAGCACCGATGCGAGCTTTAGGAATTGATACCAAAAACGCAATTGCAATGTTTGCAGGATGGGAGAAAGCGGGTGTAAATACAGAAATAGCATTCTCTGGAATGAAAAAGGCTATTTCTAACTGGGGAGCAGCAGGAAAAGATTCTACAAAAGAATTTAGCAAAACATTAAATGAAATAGCTAAATGCCCAGATATTGCAAAAGCTACTACAAAAGCAATAAAAGTATTTGGTGCAAAAGCGGGACCAGATTTAGCAGATGCGATAAAAGGTGGGCGATTTGAATTTGAAAAGTATGTAGAAGCATTGAACAGTGGTACTGGAACATTAGAAAGCACATATAAACAAATTGTAGACGAAGTAGACGACACACAACTTGCAATGCAAAACGCTAAAATAGCAATGCACGATGCAGGAGAAATTGCAGCAAAAAGTTTAGGACCAGTTCTGTTAGACTTATCAAAAAAATTCAAAAGTCTAATGGAAAGGTTTGATAAATTAAGCGATAAGGAAAAGAAACAAATTTTAAATATAACATTAACAGTAGCAGCAATTGGACCATGTGTGAAAATTATGGGAACATTAGGAAAAACGATTGGAACAGGAACAAAAATATTAGGAACTTTTTCACAAGCTATGGCAGTAGCAAGGAATAGTTCAGCTTCAAATATAACATCAGTAAATAACTTGTCAAAGGCAATCAGTGTTTTATCTACACCAACAGGATTTGCAATTGCAGCATTTGGAACATTAACAACAGTTTTGATTGCACTTGAAGCGGCTCAAATAAAAGAACAAAGTTCATTAAAAGGATTAAGAGAGGAAGTAGAAAATCAAAAAGAGTCTTGGGACAATTTGGCAGAAACAAGAAAAACTCGTTTAAACAGTTTTATGACAGAAATGGGTATTTGTGAAAATTTAAGAAATGAATTATCACAAATTACAGACGAAAACGGAAAAGTAAAAGAAGGATATAAAGAAAGAGCAAATGTAATATTAACAACATTAAATGATGCGCTAGGAACCGAATATAGATTAAATGGAGATATAATAGAACAATATCAAAACTTAAAAGATAATATAGACAATGTTATTGCAAGTAAGAAAGCAGAAGCGGTATTAAATGCATATCAAGAAGAATATGGAACAGCAATAAAAGAACAAGCAAATGCAGTGAAAACATTAACGCAGTTAGAAGAACAAAGAGCAGAGTTGCAAGAAAGAGCAACGGAGATTTTGGAGAATGCGAAAAAGGAAACAAGAGCATTTACAGATGAGGAATCAAATGAGTTTGATGAAATTGAAAAGGAAATTGAAAAAATTGACAAAACAATTCAAGCAGAAGAAAGAGCAAGAAGTTTTGAAATTAAGAAAGGAAAAAAGAAGATGGAAGAGGAAAAACAAGAAAATCAAGAACAAAAAGAATTAAGATGTTTTGCTAATTACATTAGAGGAAAAGTAGAAGAAAGAGCAGATGTAAATATGACACAAGGTGCTAATGGTGCTATTGTTCCTTC